GATCGAATAGATAAATCTTCATTCTTAATTGATACCTCTTCTTTTTTCTCTTCAATGGCTTTTGTTAACTCTTCATTATCAATTTCCACTACCTTTCCGTTAATATTGAATTTCATATCTTTATTTTTTAGTTATTAATCTTCTTTTGATTCATTCGCCTTGTCAATTGCTTTCTGCATTTTCGCAGCTTTCATGCTTGGATGTGGTTTTCTACCAACAACCTCAATATATTCATCTCTCAACTCGTCCAAATCTTCGTCATCATCTTCAGTTATACCACTTACTAATGACTTCAACAACTTAGTGTCTCCAAGTTTTTCAGCTGCTCTTTTCTTAACTAAGAACTCTTTACGTTTTTGAGCGTCCTTTAAATACTGCTCAGTCCCTTCAAAGTCAATTACAAAGTCTCCTAAGTCTTGACCGCATACTTCACGAACATATTTAGCTGTTACAACTCGTTCACATACTTTCTCGCTTTCAACTGATGTTTCTGAATTACCTCTACCAAGGTGTCTACGATATTGAACACCTTTAATAATTTGGTTTTCGATCAAGAACTGCTCTTCTTTTTTACTTAATTGTCTCATTCTATTGTGTTTTGATTATTAATTATTACTGTTTTATTTTTGTTAAACCATTCTTTGAAGGCAGCCTTCAAAGTCTTTTCATCATCCATTTGATTTGCTTCATTTACCCACCAATCAGTAAACATAGTTTTCTTTTCAGCTTCTTCAGCACCAAAGATTTCAAATATAGTTTCTACTCCATAATGTACATAAGGCTCAATAGCTGACTTCTTACGCATCTTAGAGCGCATAACCATATCGTTTTTGTACTTACTAGATATGATTTCTTCTAACATCTTGTCAAGTATAGTTATCGGTGCGCCTTTCTCCTTTGAAGTATTGTATTTGTCTAATAAGACATCTGGACTTTCAATAATGAATCTACGCCCGTATGTCTTATTGTAAATTGAACCGTCTTTATCGAGCGTGTCAACAAGATCAATTACATAGCCCGCTAACATATTTTCAACCTCTTCTGCTGAATCCGAGAATACATGGAGTTTATTAATCAATGGTTGAACGTCTAAGTACCTACCTGTTGCCGTTTCGTTTTTATTCCCTTGTGTAACCGTTTGCGTTCCCCACATAGTGTACTCAATAAGGCTTTCTAATGACACGCGGCTTTCTTCCATGTGTTTCAGAGTGTCCAAGTCAGGAGAAATAAAACCTGCTATGTTTGGTGCTACTACTGGTTGGTCTTTATCGTTTGGAATAGGTACGCGAATTTCATCTGTTACATCACCCTTCCGTAGTTCACCAGTACCCGAGCATTTCTTACATTGACCTCCATCCTCTTGTGTACCGTTACCTCTACACTTCATGCACATCATAACATACCTCCAATGCTTTGGGAAACCTTGTAAGAACTCGTATAGCGTCTTAATAGATACATCTCTAGCGTACTTTTTGGATAGTTCTTGAATGTAGAACAACCATGATAAGCGTATGTTTGTGCCTATCTTTTGAATTGGTGAAAGAATAACCGCTGGAACTGTTCTAAAGTCATTAATGAAGCTCTCTTCATCCATGTACTCATAGCTTTGTCCACGCTGCATGATAGAATAGTCTACATCTTTGTCTACAAATCGCCACACCTTATAAACGTCTCCTTTTTTAGTCACCTCGTAAGGCTCAAAGAGTACCCATTTAACCGATTGTCCTTTACATTCATACGTTCTAATATCTTGAATTGATTTGTACGTAGGATAGACCGCTAATCCTTCATCGTTTGCTTTGTATTCTAAGAATATCAAACCATTTGGGTCAATATCGGATAACTGAAAGTAACTCTCAGCCATGTATTTCTCAATAGATTTACCACCTTTGAAGTTTTTAAAATACGCTTTAATATCCTCAATACGTTTTTCATTGATTTCATCGATCCAATTTTCAGAACCTCCATCAGCAGCAAATACATTGTTTCGCGGCTCCATGATTCGAGCGAATAGATCACGTGTGTCATAAGAATATTTCTTACGCGCAATAGCCCTATCTGTGTCCTCAATCTTTTCGATATTATTAATCAATAACTCTTTGAAGTTCTCGCCATATACAAGAGCATTAAGTTCTGCATTAGTCTCACGTGCAGTAATTACCCATGAAGGTGCTGAAGCATTAGCTTTAATTAATTGAATTATCTCGTCTGGTGTAATCATTTATTTTGGAATATTTATCAAATTTACGTATTATTTTTATCAATCATTGTTTTTGAGTTACATTATTCCCACAACAGGGTTAATTTGGTCGTATGCAGAATACCTCCATGAGTCCATTAAATCAGAATAATCATGTTTTACTATTCCCGACTTCTTATCATGCCATGAATAGTTGTTGAATGCTTCTATTAAGTCAGGACTGTTAGGGTCAACTACTAATTTCCATCCTTTTAAGTGTTTTAATTGCTCTACCTTGTCTTGTTTATGGGCTTTCTTAATGTTTAAACCCATGTTATAATAGTCATTGATAAGCCTACGACCACTCGTATCTGCAACGATCAAACCATCATAGCCTACATTTGTTTTTAACACTTGAAATAAGCCCTCAAATGAAGTATTGTTCTTGTGATACAACTGTTTAATAAAGATAGTTTTCTCTTTGAAGTCAATAGCTACCTTAGTAAGTGCATCAGGGTCATTAGAACCAAAGTCTAAGCCATACGAATAATCTAAGTCATCCCTAAACTCACCAATCTCAAATCTATCATATACAACACCATCTGCTTGTCGTTTGAACCCTCCTAATATTCTGTATTTATAATCCTCCCAGTCACGTTTTAGCTCAAATGCACATATCTCTCGCTCTTCATTCGTTAGACTTTCGTAGTATTCATATTGTTTTCTTAGTGCTTCATACTCGAGCCAAATGTTGTCAGCCATGTTCTCCTTACCGTTATCTAAGTAAGTGGAATGAATATACATTACATTGTCAATGATGCCACAGAACCCATCAGGAACATTCTTGTAGAATCTTTGAGCTATCCAATGTTCTCTTGTTGGTGGGTTAAATACTAAAATAGACAATGGCTGCACGTCTTTGGCTCTAATTGACCGTTTAATCTTAACCCACTCTTCATAAGATAGTAGTTCTTCAGCTTCATCCGTTAAGAACATGGAGTAATCTTCAATAGACTTTAGTTTAGCGGTTTGATTTCCTGATGACGTCTTTTGTCCTGTGATAGAAATTAACCCTTTTCCTTTGAGTGCGTAGATTTCTTTTGCTTGAAAGTCAAAATCAGTTGTTTTATTCAGGTCTTCTGCTCTATTTACTAACGTCTTAATTATAGAATTATCAGTTGATGTAAGTGTGTACCTTGTGGATAGTATTCTATGATTGAAGTCAGCAGCTGCAATAATCTCGAAACACGCAGTAGTATAGGACTTACTCGCGTCCCGACCTCCTGAGATAAGAACAGTATGAACTAAAGATAATTCTTTAAGATATTCGGATTTATTGCCATTCTTTATTTCATCCCTACAAGATAAAAGCCTAAATAGTGGTGCGAATTTATCTGAAATTACTATTTCTTCTGCCATTCACGGAGTAATTCACGTCTTTTATTTCTCGGTAATGCCTTGAATTTAGGCTTTAGCTTCATCTTCTCGATTGATTCGCTACGCGCCAAATCAGCAACCCTTTGTTTTTCTTCTTCTGTTAGTATTTCTTCACTCATGTTATTTTAATTTAAACTTGCCATTGCTTTCATTGCTTGCTCAACTTCATTTGTTGACATTCCACAAGCCGAAACCATTTCACCTACTCGATTCATCCCCTCTTTTATTTCTTCATCAGTCATATCGGAAACATCAAATCCAAAGAATGATAATTCAGCTTTAAAACGTGCAATGTATATTCTTTCTTTTTTACTCTCACTTAAAAATAGCATAACAAAGGATAAAATCCATCTTTTATTGAGTAAATAGTTTAATAGTCTTTTCATAATAGTTAATTTTAATCTTCTTTGCTTTTATCGACAAAACTAATCGGTGTCGGTGTGTTCATTGACTCTCCTTTAGTGGTTACGTCTTGACTATCTTTAAGTCCTAACGTACGTGCTATAATATTAGCGTTAAACGCACCAACAGCAGCACCTTCCCATTGTTGATTTTCTATAAAGTCCTCGATTTCACTAATGACTATCAAAAAATCTTTACTTGCAACCTTCTTAAACTCAACTAACCACGTCTTTGAGCAACCTATATAATGATACCAACCCGACTTAGTATAAGGTCTTTGAACTGGCTTTGTTTCAAATATATCTCCTTTATCTGAAATTACTGATTTCGTTGATTCCCATGGGTTTTCATCACACCATTGGAAATAACCTGTTGCTGATTCAAGTAATGATTCAGGTGTGTCGAATAACTTATCACGACCATGTTTTGATCGAGACTTCCAAAAACTATTTCCTTTAGGTGCTCCCATAACTCAATCTTTATTAAATTTCTCTTTTAAATCAACCAATGCGTTAATACCATCTTCATACTCCTGCGAATCTACTATCTCAGTATCTGTTATTTCTGTTAATAGTCGAAGTGCTAATTCTATTTCTTTCATATTTTAATTTTTTAGGAACATAAAAACCATTTATACCGCTCATCTTATCTCCTCGCACACACTTATTGTCAATAGGCTTGTCTTGTGCTTCAAGACTTGTAAGTAGATTTACAATATCTAACATCACGTCCATTTTTTTAGACTCTTTAAGTATAGGCTTAACCCCTTGTTTGATTCTATCAATTAGATCTTGTTGCCCTTGCTTGTATTCTGTCATACTACCAAGATTTACCTAAGCAATGAAAGTCACCTATTGACTTATCAGCACCCGCATTTGTTTGAGGGTGGTAATAGATCGTTGTATCTCCATGTGAGCACTCATTGTACATTACTACTTCAACTGTTGCTGTATCTGAAAACGTATAACCAATTTCTGTTATCTCTCCACACTCACAATTAGAAGTTGATTCAGTTGTTGTTGTGCCGGTCTTCTCAATTGGTTCTTTATTGCACGACGCTAAAAGTCCTACGAATAATATTAATGCTAATTTTTTCATTGTTTCTTAGTTTTATAAGGCACAGACTTATTTAGTTGTTGCCTACGTTTCTCACAAGCACCACACTTTTTAGGAGCAAGTTTTTTTATTCCTGTCTTCGTTGTAATCCATTCTATTGTGTCTCCTAATCCGTCAGCCATATATCAAAGATACGAATAATAATTAATATTCACCAAAGATACATAAACATATTCGTAATAACAAATAATTAATACGATTATTTACAATATAACTTTGATTCAACCTACTAAGAACACTCTTTAAGAGCCATTACACTCAATCCAATAGCAATAAACAACACTAACCTTATTAAAGCTAACTTTTGCCACCTATGATAGACGTAAAACTCTTTAAAGTATGGTTTCGATCGTGGGCTTAATATTGAACTTGCGTTATCGAACACGAATAGAAAGTAAATTAATACCGACCATACAAATCCAACTAATAAATGAAATCCGTTCTTAATAAATGCTATGATTTTCTTCATTGTTTTAAGTTTTAATGATTCCTAAATACCCCTGTATGCCACCCGATACTGTTGTCCCTGCTCCATCCGCTGTTGATGTAAGTCTAACGTCTGAATTTGGAGGTATGACAAGTAAAGGTTTGAAAAAATGCTCTATTCTACCACCGTTTGCCGCTGTTCCAACTTCAATTTTATTTAAAAACACTTTTCCTTTATACCTGATTTCTAAAACAACATCCGCATAAGACGCTGTTTTCTCTAAAATATCGCCATAGAGCTTAGTAACCAACCAATAATCATTCTTAGAAATAGTAGTACTTGCTTTTTGACTCTGATTTCTTGTTGAGTTAATCATGCAATGAACCTTTTCACTAGCTGTTGGAACTCCTGATGTTATAGGAGTGTCTTCATAGCAATAAATAGTGCCTACGGTATTAACTCCGTTTGAATTAGTTAATCTGTTTATTCGCGCCAAGGGCGTTGATAATACTACTTTTGTTTGTCCGTTTAAAGTAGCCGTTTGCTCAACGAATGTAAAGTCACCACTACCATCTATTGTGTGACCCTCTACATTTATGTCTTGCGTGTCGGCAGCGTCTGAAGAACTAATAGTGTCTATTATATTCGTGGAAACATAGGTTTCATTTAATATTCCTGCAGGGAGTGTCATTATAGTTGCCGAGGTTGTGCCTATGTTGTCGTTTCTACCAAATTTAGCAAGTGGTTTAGACTTATCAAATAAGCTAACAACGTCGCTAAACTCTGTTAAAATGTTCGTTAGTGCGTATTTTATATCAAAATCTCCATACGACTCTTTGTCTATCTCACTTCCCAAAAAAAAATCACCGATATTAGTAGATAGAAATTCATTTAACTCAGCATCACTCGTAAATGCTAAATCTGTTCTGTCGTCAATTAAATCTGTAAATTCAAATACTGGGGATTTTTTAGAAAAAACTGAGCCTGATTTTGAAATCTCATAAAATGAGTAAATAGACGGTGTCTCTGAATCGTTAAATAAATATCTAGTGTTCGATTTCGGAGAACGTATAATGTCTAACCTCGCTACTGTATCGTAGATTACGAAGAAATTACCTTGTATTTTTAAATTAAAAGCCATAATGCAAATGTAGTTAAATT